TTTTGAGTTACGATAAATCCCGCCGCTCCTTTGTCTGCCGGTGGAATTTCTCCCAGTTTGACCAGCCCGCCGCTTCTCTCCTGCAGACGCAGAAACATTTCTTTATCTGCCGGCATAATATATTCCGGATTCTGCGCCCCGGCTTTTTTTAGATTGATAAACGGTCCTTCCATATTGATGCCGACCAAATCTGCTCCGGTATCTTCTTTGTAATCTGCCGCCTTGTCCATGACATGTCCTAAGATTTCTTCATTATAGGACATTGTCGCCGGGCAGATGGCAAGAACACCATTTTTTGCCTCATACTCTGCTATTTTTAACAGTTCTTCTTTCGATGCCTGACAGAAATCATAGCCTACCGCCCCATGAAAATGAATATCCACAAGTCCCGGTATCGCATACATGCCTTCCCCGTCGATCACATCCTCATCTGTGGCAGTAATCTGACCGTTCTCTGCGATCTCTGCGATCCGTTCATCTTCGATCCTGACATCTTTCTTTTCAAACTTATGATCTTCTGTATAAACCAATGCATTTTTTATGATCATTTTGGATTTTCCCCCTTTTAAATCTCCGAAAGTGCATCCTCATCTGCGATCAGTGTGAAATCGTAGCCTTCGTCTACCATGCGGCACAAGGTTTCCACTTCGTCCTCCGTCCATTTTCGGGGGGGGCACCGCACGGGCTTTTTATTGATTCCAAGGTCTAGGATCCTGCGCTTGATGGCTCCTTCCGAATGTCTCAGCTCTGCTGCCAGGTCGCTGTATGTATATGTCCCTTTGCTGAGCAGGTACCGGAGCTTGTCGTCTTCCGTCTTCGTCCATGCTGCGTTGTGCTGGCCGTGAAGCTGCAGCTTTTTATAATCCGCCTTGCGTTTCACATCCACCCAGTCTGGTTCTGCTCCGAGACCGTATTTCTCGAACCGGGAGAAGTCTAGGATGCTCTTGTTATCCTCGGCCCATTTCCAGAATGCATCGATGTCGATCACCCTGAATCGGTTCTTCTTCACTACGTGCCATTTGACCGGCAGTCCGTACCGGATCAGCCTGTCGCTGGTGTAGCCGAGCATGTTCTTTCCGTAGATTGCAAGCATGAGCTGGTTCAGGGATATCCTTGTGTCTCCGGCCAGGTGCGCGCCGCATCCGAGCCGCTGCGCTCTGACGATGATTGCATTCTCCGATCGGCCGAGAGCCTTGGACAGTCCTTTGATGGAGACCGTGCCCCATTTATCCTGCAGGTAGGCTTCCTCTTTTTCGGTCCACTGCTTCTTTTTCCTGGGTGCATCAACGAGTTTTCTCATAGTCCAGGCACCTCGATTCTTTGAACGCGCGCGCCATCATCTGAGCTGTTTCGCCTTCGTAATTGCCGCACATTCCTTCGTTATCAATATCCGCATAGACTCTCCTGAAGAAGTCATCAAATCTATTGTTTGCGTAGTCTTTTGCGAATTCCTTTGGAATCTCTAACTGTATGATCATCGTCTCCTGCCTCCCTTCGTGCTCATATGTGGGTAGTCGCGGTCTGTGTACGCTTCTCTGTCCCAGGAGAGCTTTTTTCCGCACCAGTGACAGTGCGTGTGGCCGACCTGTGTTCTCTTGCCGCAAAGCGGGCAGGTATAAAGCCCTGCTGCACGTCTGACCGCCATTGCTGGCTGTTCGTACTTCTGGCTCATCTCTGATGCCTGAGCTGTTGCTTTGCTGTAATCTGCGACGATGTCCGCTGCTTCTGTCAGCGCATCCAGGTCGTCGTTCCATGACTCTCCACCATATTCGTTCCTGGCGATCTCTTTGATTTTGCTCTTGGTGATCTCCAGCTGTTCGATGATTTCATCGTATGTCATAGTTGCCTCCTATTCTGATTTCAGTACCTCTTTTGGATCCGCGAGGCCGAACGTCAGGAGTGCCATGTTGGCTGCTCTTACCTGATGCTCGTAAAGGCTGCCCTGCACCGGGTATTTGACCAGGGCCTCCGGTTCCTTCTCGACTCGCATCTTATCTACGGCTCGCTGTGTTTCATCCAATCGCTGCCTGTAGCTTTCTATGGCCGGTGGCAGTCTCACGATTTTGGAGAGTTTGTCCAGCAGTTCCTTGCTGCAGTCTCCGATCATCATGTTTTTGCGCCGGTCGTACTTCATTGAGTTCCAGGACTTTATGATTGCCATCTGTGTATTGTCCACCTCGATCAGCATGATCTTTCCGTCCTTCATTGCCATTTTCAATCTTCGTTACCTCTTTTCTGCTTCCGATCTGAGCCAGGCACGCACTTGTGAAGCGCTGCTGGTACCCATCCGTCAGCTTGACTTCCATTCTGATTCCCATTGTCCTCACTCTTTCTCCGTGTAGAAGGCGTGCGCTCCGTGTGTGAATAACTTCTGCAGGTTCCTGCTATGCCAGGTGCTTTCGCCGCTGGCCTTTTCAAAGTAGAGGGCTCCTTGGCTTTCATCCCAGTGCTCTACTGTGATCAGCTCCATTGCCTTCATGCAGTCGGCATCCGGTTCCACCTTGTCATATCTGCCATTGCTCACCGGTGTGAATGCTCCGTCCTGCTTGATCACTTCTTCGATCGTGTCCGGGAATCTTGCATCCCATACCCGGTTCAGAACTACCAGCATGACCAGCGCCTTGCCTTCGGTGTCCTCTGATTCAGCTTCGGCCATTGCGATCTTCTCTAGCAGGTAGGCGTCGCTTGCATCAAAGTCCATACTATGTATCAGCCCTGTCCGCATTTGCTCCTGGTAGAGCTTCCATTCTGCTTCCTGGTCCTTCTGGTACTGTTCCTGGTAGTCTCTGATCATCTGAGCTTCCTTCTCTGCTTCCTCACGCTCCCGCTGATGGTATGCATCTCTTTCTCGGCTCATCTGTTCATATTCTTCCTGGGTATACCATTGACCGTTCTCTGCCTGGAATCGGTAGGGTTCATAGTCGTCTGGATCCGGGAGTGGAGCTGCTATGCACCAGGCTCCCATGCCTGCGATAAGTACTCCGATGCAGATTCCTGGCACTGCCTTCCTCAATCTTCGGATGATTCGTTTCCGGCGTCTTCCTCTCTTTATTGTTTTATTGATCTTAGCTCTCATTGCTTTCCGGTGTTCATCCTCTGTCTGATACCTCTGCATCTTACTCACTTCCTTCTTATAAATTCTTTAATTTAGTAGTTGACTTCCGGAGCTGTTTATATTGCTCTCTAGGCTTGGCTGGGCCCGGCAGTCTGTGACAGGTTCTCCATAGGGTTGAAGAAGAACCTGTCCGCTGTTTGCTCCCTGAGTATTGTGTGGGGTAGCCGTATAGCTGTTGCCTGCAGTGCGGTCTGTTTCATCGCCGCCATCCGGGTGTATTACGCACCCACCAGTCCATGCTCCGGATGTTCTCTCTCCTGGTGTTCTCATCTGCCTCCTAGCCGCCATTGTTTTACTTGGGCTCACGCTATCTCTCCCAATTACGACGGTTGGCCGCAGGCTCCGGTTATCCGCCGAGCGGATTTATTGCATCGGCTCCGCCAGACCAGACAGTTTTTATTGAGGTGTCATGCTTCCTCTTGCTTCTTATTCAGTTGTGTGTTTATGCCAGCGCTGCTGCTTTGGCTGTATCGTCAATGGCTTTCTGTGCTTCCATTCCGGCCATGAATGAGTTTGTCATCATTATGACGAGGGTTCTCTTTTCCTCCGGAACGTTCGCGAGGGTTGCTGCCATCTTCTCAGCGTCTCTGAGCTGCTCGGCTGTGTATCTCTTAGCTTTTGCCATGGTGTTTCCTCCTTCCGTTTGGTGCGTTGTTTTGTTGTCTCTGCGATTATTATATATTGCCAGCGCGGTATCTGTCAATACTTTTTTGTTGCCTTTGCGATTTTTTGTTGACAGTGCGCTATTTTTAGCTTATAATTCAGGTGTGGAGGTGAGAAAATGAACATTGGCGATCGAATAAAAAAAGTAAGAAAATTGCTTGATTTGACGCAGGAGGCGTTCGCTACCAGAATTGGTTCTGTTCAGAATACGATTACTGGATATGAAAGTGGACGACGTAATCCGTCGGCTCCGGTGATCTCTCTTATTTGTAAAGAATTTAATGTCAATGAGGAATGGCTCCGAAATGGGACCGGTGAAATGTTTAACCCGGAACCGTGCGACGAGTTAGATTCTCTGGCTGATAAATTCAACCTGAGCCACGGCGAGTACATATTCCTTGAAAAATATTTGAAAATAAAACGCGAAGAACGCGACAATGGGTTTGATTTTT